TCGGGTCGTTCAAAGGTATGAAACTTACAAAAAGGAATAACACCAATAGTGCCTTCTTCGTAATAGTGCTTACAGTTCTTACAAGCAGGAATGGTTTGAGAAGTCATCGGTTTGTTGTGTATGAGAGTATTATAGGGCACTCACAGGGTCTGTGGTGAGGTCTTGTGCCAGTTTAGAAAGTGTCCTCAAAAATATTCTTTGGTGAGAGAAAACATTTCTTTTACCTCACCATTACCATAATTTGTTGCTCCTTTAATAATTTGCATTACTCGGTGAATAGTATATCCAGGAAAGAAAAATCCAAAAATAGCAACAAAAAGTCCCAAAAGAAGAAGAAGAAACCTTCCACCAATTCCAGCAGACTCTCCATATGCTTGCATAAAGTCTTTATCTGTGAGGTTAGATTCGTTCATCAGGTGTCTGTGTGTATGAGAGTATTATAAGGCACTCACAGGGTCTGTGGTGATGTCTTGTGACGGTTTCTCAAGTGTCCTTCCACAATACCTCACATAATGGAAAGATTTTGCTACGAGTGATAAAGTCAGGTTTTACATATTCTTCTTTGTAATGTTGGATGAATATCTTTGCGTCTTCTCTTGTATCAAAAGGACCAAAGTATCTGTGAATTGCTTCTACACCTTCATATTTGTTATAAAGTCCCACTATCCACTTATGAGAATGTTCTGGGTAGGTGTCGTTTTCGGCAATCCAGTCGTAGTATGCATCCTTATTCATCACCAACTCCCATACTTACTTTCAACTTCCTTCACCCGCTCCATAAAACTATCTTCTCCGTGGTCACCAGAATAAAGACGGTCAATATGATACATTACATCCACCAACTTATTCATATAATGAACCTGTTCTTCAAGATACTCAATCACTTCTTGACTGTAGTTATTCACATAACCATATTCATCTGGAGTAGAATTGTTCGCAATCTCTTCCTCCAAATCTCTGGCAAACTGTGAGACTTGAAAATAGCAGTAATCTCCAAAGTGTCCGCCGCTCATTCTTCATCCTCCACAGGAAACAGATTAGCATACTCTTCATCAGTAAGAGTAAGATACTCTACATCAGCATATCGGTGTTCTTCGGCATACACCAACTGATAGTGAACAAAGTCAGTCAAACTGGTGCTGCCGTATTCTACGACACCATCAACAAGGCAAAGGTAGTTCATTCAATAATCTCCCAATCTTTACAAGTTTTGTCACCGAAACGATTACTGCCAGTACGAATACTGACCCAGAAACTGTACTTACGATTTTCAGAAACAAGGAACAAATCACCATCACATTCCTGTTCCACAGTACAGACAGGGTTGCCTGCCATCGTGTTTACAAGGCGGTTCTTTGCCTTACTGGATTTAGGTTTGACTGTGACCTTTCGCATCGGTTTGTTTGTTTATAAAGTCATTATACAACCAAAAAGGGCACCCGTGAAGTGCCCTTGTGCCAGTTCGTCAAGTGTCCCAACTGCCCCAAGTGACACCAAACAATTCAACGCAAAATCCTGCCTTCCAACACCAGAAGATAATATCAATCAAACGATTGTTTCCAAATGAGATTTGAAGATAAGGAAAGTTGGGATAGTCATTCCAATCAAGACTAAGTTGAAGGAATGACCATCTTTTACCTTTGAGTAAAGTGAAGATGTGTTCAGTTCCAAAGTCCTCTTTCGTATAAAAATCAAGAAGTTTCATTCTACTATTTCCTGTGCTAATTGAAGTAAATCTTGTTTATCCAGAACAACCATATCATTCTGGGCATTATAAAACCTTACAGTTTCGGCAGCAACCTGTAGAATTGCGGAAACCAGTTTCTCTTCGGTATCGGCACCCTGATTGTTTCTACAGTCCCATACCGCTTTCATAAACTCCTGTGCTCGGTCAGTCATTTCTCATAATGATAAGTTTTCCCAGTATTATACCATAATAAGTTTGTGTGCTACTATCACCTTCACACCGTCTAATTTCAAGTTTTGTAAGATGAATAAGACTTTGGATTTCTTCTTTACTTAAGTTCCAATCTGTGAGATTATGTTCGGTTACTTTCATTTACACAACGCTGTATTTCATAATTTGGAAAATGGTGAGTACGAAGGGCATTATAAACAATAAAACCATTCGTGATTAAAATTGATAAAAACATTATAAGACGAACAACTGCCACTTGGTCGGCTTCTTTATCACTTTTACCGCTCTTTTCCCCCAGCGACTTTGCAATAATTCTCCATACACTATTTTTCTGGTTCTTCATAATCTCCAATAATTTCAATACTATCCCATTCGTATGGATACACTAGCATACAAACATCTCTAACTTTATGGTCATAAGTTTTAACGCAGATTGTAACATACTGATTTGAGATGAACCTTACAACTCCAGTATGATTTTTGTATTTAACTAAGAGACCTTCGGTGAATGTCATCATACAAAACACATTTCCAGCGATGTTTTCTTCAGCGGCATAGCAGTATAAGAAGTTGTATTATCTATGCTGACTTGTTTACCGATTGTCTTTGAATTCACCGGAGCATAGTATTCTTTTTTCTTTGGAGAATAGAAACCCCATACTGTTTTGGTGGGGGCACCAAGATTGTAATCAAATTTACGAGTACAGCACAACCAAATACGAATGGTTCTTGTATTGAACTGTTCGTACTCATAAAAGTATTCTTTTGTGGGTGCCTTATGCGGAAACTCAATCGGTAGTGACATCAGGAACAGCACGAAGAAACTGAGGATTATGCCCTAGGGCAAGATATGATTGAAGTTTTTGGTCGCATTCTTCTTTTGTAAGATTGGATGCCGATTCATCAATCAGTTCCCAACCATTTGTAAACATTTCTTCAATACGATAAAGTTGTGTCATGTGGTAAATGTCTCCAGAATGCCAGAATCATACTCATCAACAAGAGCAAACTTTTGTGCCGTGATTACTTTTTCCATAATACGGTCAACATAGCGATCATCAAAGGATTGTTCCTGTGACAAAATCTGAAATGCTTCTGTGTCTGACTCGGCAATTAGATTGATGATTCCACCATATTCAGAGGAAGGAAACGGAACCCAATAATCAACAATGTACAAATACTTCATTTCTTGTCTTTAATTACTTTTCAATTTTAGCAGAATGTTGCACACAAGTCAACTGGCGTCTCAACTCACAGCGAACAGGAATCAGATGGCGGGACATAAAGATTTCCGATTGATTACCCTCAACCAAATTCATTACATTCTCCAGTTGGTCCAGAGCAAGTAGAATCTTAATATCGTTTTTCACAGAAACTCCGCAACAAAGTAATCAACCGTCAGTTCCAGTTTGGCAGCGGTATTCTCAATATATTCATCAATCAGTTCGGGAGAATCCTGCTGAAGAATGGCATAGTAACTATACCAGAGAGGAGAAAGAACTTCATTCATTTGGAATAACGACAATCAGGATGGGGTTGTGGAAGTGTGGCACATACGGCATCATATGCCTTAAAGAGCTCTACATCACGTTTGGCAAGTGCTGCATTATACATCAGAATGCCAATAAATGCAAGAAAAATGTAAGAAACTTTCATCAGCAGGCACCATTCATAGGGTTGACATTAGCAGGTTGAGTATTGAATCCGGTCACTTCATAACCAAGACCAATACGCTCATCACACTCACGCTCAAAGTCACGCTTGGTGATACATTTGGTGCTCATTACATCCACGCCCTTAAACTTGAGAACCTTGTAGATAAACTGAGTATCACCTGCCACGGGGAAATAATCCACAACCATCGTGCCGGTGGTAGAAGTGAGTTGCATCTGGTGCTCCGTTGATTACCTTGTAATTATAGGGCACTCTCAGCACCACAGGAGTGCCGCTGTGCCAGTTTGGAAATTGGTTTTGAGTGTCTGGGATACCATAGGCAGCGGTCGGTGCTTGGAGAGGCACCCAGAACCCTTGCAAACACTAGGGTCAAAACCTGATTTTTTGCGATTTTCGCCCAACAGGCAGTATGACAGGGACCGTGCAGGCAGAATCCGCTGTTTTTTGAAATTATACTCCTTTCAGAATAAGACGCTCCGAAATACACATCGACAGTTCGGCAGCAACCATATCATCCACATTACCAAGTTTGGATTGAATCGCATCAGGAATCAATTGTACCATCAAGTCAAAAAACTCAGGTTGGTCCATAATATAATCGGCAACATCCTTAGAGAGTGCCTCAGACAGTTTGATGATTGTGTTATTGGAGAGTGCCATAATTAAACAGGAGTGATTTCAACGGAACGGATAAGATTGGTACGGTCTTGTGCCAGGTAATCATCTGCAATTTTACCACAGGATGAACGTGAGCGAATCAGTTTTTCCTCAAACAGATTCTCATCTTCATCAGGAACCCAGTACTCAATCACCATACGATAGTTCTTCATTTGCGGGGA